GTACCATAACTGACCATCTAATGCTAATGCACTTGGTGCATCATCACCTGCTGTGTATGATAGTACTTGCCAATTCGAAGCCATATACTGTTTAGGATTAGTTGAATTGTCTGTTCCTGGAACATAGTATAAGTTTGCTGTACCTGTGTTTGCATTAACATATGGAGTAAATCCTGCTAATGTTAAACCACCATCGGTGTCAACAATTCTAATTTCTCCGCCATCGTTGTGTTCAATTGCAACTCTGTTTGAAGCATCTACACTTGCTACAATATTAGTAAATCCAGCACTGTTAATTTGTCCTGCAATTTCTTCAGCGTCTGCCGCCGCGCCTGATGCAGTAATGCTAACTGTTACTGGTGAACTCATTGTTGCTGAGTTTGTAGTTGACTCACTCATTGTAAATGTATAAGAAGCCGAAGTTACTTGTGTGCTAATTATTGCTGATGTAATCTTAGTAGATCCAGTAGCAACTCTTTTAAACAGTTTAAAATCATACTCTGGACTTGCACCTTCAGTAACATTTGTTTGAGCATAGTAAGTATCAACTGAAAGGTTTACACCTCCACCTGTTGAATCTAAGCCTTTTAATGCTGACATGTTGTTTGCATACATTGGAACTGATTTGTTGTCCCATAGTTCAGTAGTACCATTCCATTCTTTAACAGAAAGTTTAGCACCTAAGTTTGCGTCAGTAGTTTTAAACCAAATACTTCCGCTTGGTCTTGGTGTTGTGTCTGCTGTTTTAAATTCTGGAACACTTGTGTGAGCACTAATTTGTAATTGTGGTGCATTGTAAGTTGCCGCTGTTAAACCAACTTCAGCCGCTAAACCGGAACCGTCTGCAATTACAAGAGCAACACCAGTTGAAAAAATGTTCAATCTGCTGTTTACTGCACTTGCTGTTACGCCTGCAATACCTGCGCCATTAATATCACTAACAACATCTGATAACGCTGTACCTGATGCTGTAATTGTATTACTGTTAATAGTTAAAGTTTTACCACCTGTTACAGTTGGATTACTTGTACCTGCAACTGCTGTTGGCCAACTTGCCTGCCATGCGTCAGTTCCAACTTTAACCCAAGTACCACTTGTGTTTTTGTAGTATGTTTTATTAATTGTAGTTGTTGCTACTGTTACGTAGTCACCAATTGCACCAACTGATGCTAAAGGAGCACCTGTGTCTTGTGCACCAACTAATTTAGTTTTGTCTGTAATAACTGTAGGGGTTTTCATTGTGAACGTTTGTCCACCTGTAGTAGTAGCGGCGTTGCCGTTCCACTCAAAAATTCCCATTCTACTAATTTGCGTATCAAACCAGTAAGTTCCATCAGCCGGATCAGCCGCTGGTGCAGTAGCAGTTGCTTGAAGTTCGTTCAAGTCAATGTCTGCTCTTACAACAAATGCTCTGTTGGAAACTCCTAAGTATGAGTAAGCCGCTTGTAGACCATATTCATTAATCTCTGATCCATGAATTGGGTTATTGTTGTTATCTGTATAAAATAAGGGATCTCCAAAAGTTTCGGATAAATCTCTTTGTGAAGTAAGCAAAAACGGAACTCCAGCATTCGCTTTCGTTGTTCCTCTTGCTGTACCTGTTGCACTGGCGTTCGCTTTATCTTGCGCCGTTGCAACAAAAATCATTGGGGTAGTTCCTGGTTCAGCAGGGGTATAGAAACTTTCATCTATAACGCTGACCTGTACTCCTGGTGATACTAAGTTTGCCATTTGTTTTTCTCCTGTTGAACTTATTATATGTATTTAGCAACGTTGCAATAAAAGTATCCAAAACACCTATTGAAAAAGGGCATGAAAAGGGTAGGTAAATACAAGTATGAGACCTTTATGCAAGTGCGGTAAAAGACCTGTTGCTGTTAATTATAAGAAAGCCAACAAGACTTTTTATAGAACCAAGTGCGATATATGTATTCGCAACAAGGGTAAAGAACTGGGCGAACCAAAATGGTATCTTGCTGGTTATAGACAGAAAACGCATTGTGAAAAATGTAACTTCAAAGCCATGTATAGAGAGCAAATGCGGGTGTTTTATCTTGACGGTGATCTAAACAATAACAGGCCCAGTAATATGAAAACTATCTGTTCTAATTGTCAGATTGCTATGCAGAGAGAGGGGTCACGTTGGAAACAAGGCGATCTTGAACCTGATTTTTAAGATCTAATAACGTACCATTATTATCAATAGTCTGTGAAAACTTTGTATGTGCCCAAGCCCACTCAGATGCATGTACATCTTTAGGCTCAACACCAACATCTTGATATATTCTAAACCAGATAGGATCTTGTCCACGTTTTACACGCCAAACTTCTCCGTTTATTTCGTATAACATTTTTGCTTCATTAGGAAACCGTACATCTGGTATTACAAAGTTTGTGTTAGGATTGTCTATAATGTGCTTTTTAGTAAGACTTACCCAAATGCCATCGTAAAATCCATTACGCATACATTCTGTACCAAATTCTTGTAGTACAAGTCTTGGTGTAATTTCTCTACCTGTTTCTTGAGTCCAATATTGATCTATTTGCTCACGCCACTCTCTCGACTCATCAGTTTTGCCATCAAGTAGTGTTCTATCCCAATTGAACATAGCACTAACTGCGTCTTTTAGTTTATCAGCAAATGATATCTTTACAAAGTTGTGATTATCTATTAAATTTTGAGCGACTGTATCTTTACCAGATCCAATTAAACCGCAAATGCCTATTAGCACAAGTAATACTCCTATAAGTTTATTTTAAGTTATAGTATAGTATAAATTTATGCTTTTGTCAAGTACTTTTTAACCAATACTGAAACCGTAACCAACACCACCTGCAACCTGTAATTTTAGTTCTTCTTCAAGTTTGTCCATTTCAGTTTGTGCTTCTGCTTTAAGTGCATCACCATTTAATGTTGATCCGCCCTGTGGTCCTGCAATAGTAGCAAATTTACTACGTGCTTCTCCAAGCATAAATTTACATTTAGCAAGTGTATAATCTTTAATCCACTGCTTTGCAAGATAGTCTGTGAGTATTTGGAAATCTGGTCTATAATTGTATGCTTGAATTAGCACATTCTCGCCTGTTCTTGGTCTTTGTAATACAGTCAATTTCTTATTTGCTGTATTCCAAGTAAATTCAATAAATGAACCAAACATACGTCCTACAAGTTCTTGGTAACCTGCAAATAAATTGTATGTTGCTAAACCACCCATGTTTGAACTTGATAACAAATATGTATTTGTGTATGCCATGTTGAACGGTTCAAATAATGTACCGCCATCACCGCCTCCTGTGCGTGAACCAATTGAACGTCTATACAGTTGTCTAACTTCCATTACTTCGTCTGGTAGTATGTATTCGTTCTGATCAAGTACAAGATCAAGAAACATATATGACTCTTCAACAGAATTATCACTTCTTTGACGGAATTTGTCAAAGGCTGATCTAATGCCTATTTCGTAATGTTCTGGATCAAGTTCAACATCAATCATGCCTCCGCCGAGCATTGCTCTTACATAATCAAATACTTCTTGTTTTGCTGTTGTTATATTTGCCATAATCTTTCGTCTCCATTAGTATTTATGCGTTCGATAAATACAAGTACAATGCCGAGAATAAGTTTATACAAACCCGAGAAGGGCAAAGACTACGATTTCCTTGATAAGACTATAACAGAGATGTTTTCAGTTGGTGGAACCGATGTTTTTGTACACAAGTACTTAGGTCCTAAGAATCCAGACGAAGTGGATGCTACTCCGTCACAGCCTCGCTATGACGCTGTAAAGGAAACGAATATACAGGACATGCTATTCATGGAAAACCGTGATAGAAAGTATGATCCAGATATCTACGTTATACGAGGAATATACAACACCCAAGATGTTGATTTTGACATGAGTCAGTTTGGATTATTCTTAACTAACGATACACTGTTTATGACTATACCAATTAATTATAGTGTAAAAACACTTGGAAGAAAAATTATGCCAGGTGATGTACTTGAATTACCACACTTAAAAGACGAACATGCTCTTAATGATTATCAAGTAGCATTAAAGCGTTTCTATGTAGTTGAAGATGTTAACAGAGCGGCAGAAGGATTTTCACAGACATGGTACCCACATTTGTATCGTGTAAAAATGAAACAAATTGTTGACTCACAAGAATTTAAAGATATACTTGATTTACCAACAGAAGAAGGATCGTCACAAACACTACGTGATGTGCTTTCTACATATGATAAAGAAATGCAAATTAATAATGCTATTCTAAATCAAGCAGAAGCAGATTCACCACAATCAGGTTATGATACAACTAACTTATACACACTTCAAACAGATGCAGAAGGAAAACCAGAACTTGTTACTACTGATATTAGTACATTAGATGCAAGTACTGCTGGAGAGTTTGCAGATAGAGTTAATCAAACACCAGACAGAGAAGGTTATCAAGGTTACTTATTAGGTGACGGTATTCCTCCAAACGGAGAAGCGTTTGGACATGGCACTGGGTTTCCGACTGCAACAACTAAAGGCGATTACTTCTTAAGAACTGATCTTATGCCAAACAGATTATTTAGATTTGATGGACAACGTTGGGTTAAGATGGAAGACAAAGTGCGTATGGATTTATCAAATACAAATACAAAAAATACACACAAAACTGGATTTATTAATAATACAAACTCAGGAACTATTGCTGGTGAAACTATTACTGAACGTCAAAGTCTTGCTAACGCACTTAAACCAAAGGCGGATAACTAATGCAACATTTTTATGATGGACAAATAAGAAGATACATTACTCAAATGGTTAGACTAATGAGTAACTTCTCTTACAAAGACGGTGAGGGCGAGTTAACACAAGTACCTGTGATGTACGGAGATATTACTCGTCAAGTTGGACATATTCTTAGAGATAATAGTGAAAACAAAATTCCAAGTGCGCCACGTATTGGTGTTTACATTACAGGATTAGAATTAGATAGAGATAGACTTGCAGATTCTTCATTTGTTGGTAAAGTACACTTGCGTGAAAGAGATTACGACAGTGTAAGCAACGAGTACTTAAACACACAAGGTAAAAATGTAACTGTAGAACGCTTAATGCCTACGCCTTACAAGTTAACTGTTAACGCTGACATATGGTCAACTAATACAGAACAAAAATTACAAATTATGGAACAGATATTAATGCTGTTCAACCCAAGTTTAGAAATACAAACTACTGACAACTATATTGACTGGACAAGTTTAAGTGTAGTCGAGTTAGATGCTGTAAACTTTAGTAGTAGGTCAATGCCTACAGGTACTGAAAGCGAGATTGATGTTGGTTCACTAACGTTTAGTGCACCTATATATATTTCACCTCCAGTTAAAGTTAAAAAACTTGGTGTTATAACAAATATTATAATGAGTATCTTTAACGAAGATACAGGCAATGTTGACCTTGGTGCTACAATGCCTGAATTAAAATCATACAATGATGAATTTGCTGAAGGTGTATTCCAACAAGATAAAGACGGAACTATCATACGTAAAGATAGTGCAGGACTTGCCGTTACAGCATACAACGATTATGATGTACTTGTATTAGGCAATACTGCACAACTTATACACAAAGGTATTGTTGGCAATACTAACTGGAATGGATTCTTTGAAGCATTGCCAGGTTCATTTAGATCAGGACTAAGTCAAATACAGTTAACAAGAGCAGACATTAATCAAAGCGTTAATGGAACTGTAGCAGTTAACCCAAATGATGAATCAACATTAAATATTAATTGGGACGAAGATACTATTCCAAGTGATATGGTTCTTACGGGATCAACAGGTGATAGAAATAAAATAGATTATATTATTGATCCACTTAACTTTAATCCAACTACTATTAAATCAGTTAATGGTGTTAGGGTATTATTATTAGGTTCTATAGGTAATGCAATAAACACCGATGGTGCTGATGCTTGGAAAAATGCTGATAATACCGACTTCGTTGCAGGTGAAAATGATATTATTGAATGGACTGGTACAGCATGGTCAATACTATTTGATTCAAGTACCCAAACAGATATCAAATTTACAACCAATCTAAATACAGGCATCCAATACAAATGGACAGGCTCAGAATGGGTCAAATCCATTGAAGGCGAATACCGGAATGGAGCGTGGCGCATACAATTTTAAATAATTACTTGTATGAGCGACAAAATCAATTGCAGTGGTGCATTATTTTATGCACTAAAAACTAAACGTTTTTTATTCTTACATAGAACTCAAAGCAAACAAAACAATGTTTGGGGACTTGTGGGCGGCCGAGGTGCTGTTGACGAATCACCTATTGATGCGTTACATAGAGAAATTCAAGAAGAAATTGGTAATACACCAAACTCTGTTAAAACTATCCCCTTAGAAACTTTTGTCAGTACTGACGAAAAGTTTAACTTCCATACATATCTTATAGTTGTTAAGGATGAATTCTTACCAACATTGAATAACGAACATGACGGCTATGCATGGGCAAGTTTTAGTAAGTATCCAAAACCTTTACATCAAGGGTTAAGGAACACACTACAAAACAAAACTAATATCACAAAGTTACAAACAGTGTTTGAATTGATCGATATCTTAGAGAGTTAACATGATAAAAGTTTACGGCGACATAATGCTGGACAGTTGGATTATTGGGAAAGCCAATAGAATTAGTCCTGAAGCACCTGTACCAGTATTAAAAGAAATTGAAAAGAAAAACAGTATAGGTGGCGCGGCTAATCTTGCACTTAACCTTAGTAATATTATTGACAATGTTACTTTGTTTGGAGCAGTTGGCATGGACGATGAAGGGTTTGATGTTTTAAAAATATTAGAACATAAAAACAATATTGATTCACGTATAAAAACAGATGCAGAAATGACAACTACTAAGACAAGATTAGTAGGTCAACGCGGACAGCACATCATGCGTTGGGATAGAGAAAAGAAATATAAAGGTAATGCACAACAGTCGTTGTTGCAAGAAGTTAAGCAAGGTGATATAGTTTGTTTAAGTGATTATAATAAAGGTACTATTAGTGTAAATTTAGTAGAACAACTAATAAACAAAGACTGTAAAGTTTTAGTTGATCCTAAACAAGGACCAGAAGTTTATAAAGGTGCTTATCTTGTTAAACCAAACATGAAAGAATACAAAGCATGGTTTGGAAAGTTTAAAAAAGAAACTGCACTTGTAAAGTTGAAAGATTATGGATGGAAATATCTTGTAGTAACTGATGGTGCAAACGGAGTACATGTTTTAAGTGACGAATTACAGTATCAACACTATCAAGAACCAGTAAGAGAAGTTGCAGATGTAACAGGTGCAGGTGATACTGTTCTTGCTGTTATTGCATATGGTATTGATAATGGACTTGATGTGTTTGCTTCTTGTAAATTAGCATGTTACGCTGGTGCAAGATCAGTAGAACATAGAGGTGTATACGCAATACAACCCGAAGATTTGAAAAGACAAGTAGTATGGACTAATGGTGTGTTTGATATATTACATGAAGGTCATTTTAGACTACTAAAACATGCAAAGTCAAAAGGTAGAGAATTAATTGTAGGTATTAATAGTGATGCAAGTACTAAAAGACTTAAAGGAGAAGACAGACCTATTAATAATCAACTACAACGTAAAATAAATCTTGGAATTTTACCTTGGGTTGATCAAGTTGTTATTTTTGATGAAGATACACCTATTAATTCTATTAAAAGATTTCAACCAGACTTAATAGTTAAAGGTGGAGATTATACTGTTGAAACAGTTGTAGGTCATGAACTTGCGGAAGTAGAAATTTTTCCAACAGTAAAAGACCAGTCAACAACAAGCATTATAAAGAAGATGAAAATATGAAAATTTTAATTACAGGTTATCAAGGATTTATTGGTTCAAATGTAGCATCATACCTAAAAGCAAAAGGACATGATGTAGAAGGCTTCCCGTGGGAACTACACAAGTACCCAGATGTTCAACGGTATGATAGGGTTATACATTTAGGTGCAATTTCAAGTACAACTGAACGTGATGTTGAAAAGATTATGCAACACAACTATGAATACACTATGAAGTTAATTGAAATTTGTGATATGATGGGTACTTCTTTACAATATGCAAGTTCGGCAAGTGTATATGGAGATGGATATCAAACACACTTTAGAGAAGACTTAGAATTAGATCCTCGTAGTCCATATGCTTGGACAAAGTATCTTATTGATAGATTTATAACACAACACTTAGATGATTTTAGAGTCAACATACAAGGCTTTAGATATTTCAATGTTTATGGTCACGGCGAAGAACACAAAGGTGATATGATGAGTCCTGTTAGTAAGTTTACTAAACAAGCCAAAGACACAGGTGTTATAAAAGTGTTTGAAGGTAGTGATAAGTTTAAACGTGATTTTATCAGTGTTGAAGATGTTGCAATGATACATGAAAAAATGCTTGATGTTGATCAAAGTGGTATTTGGAATATTGGTAGTGGTGTTGCTACTTCATTTTTACAAGTTGCACAAGTTATTGCAAACAAGTATGGTGCAGAAATTGAAGAAATTCCAATGCCGGAAAATATTAAAGCACAATATCAAAAGTATACGTGTGCTAATAATAACAAATTAAAAGATACTATTGAACATAGATGCTTTAGTGTAGGAGAATGGGTAAATGGCCAATCAAACTGATTGTAAAGTTGAATGGTGGAGCGTTGTTCCTGGACTTACTAAAGTTGAACCAATCAAAGATGCAACAAAGTTCATGCCTGAATGGTTCAAACATGCACCTAAGTACTTGACTGAGGACTCTGAGGACTTTGCAGACAAAGGTACTATTAAGAACTGTCCTGGATTTATAGATTTATACAAAAATGCATATGTTGTACCTATGTGGTGCGACTTTCATATTAAAGCAGACAGTAAAAACTTTGCATGGAACTCGAGTAATGAAAACTTTACTATGAGCCTGCACACTGATAAGCAATTTTTAGAACATGCACCACAAAATGCCAAAGATGACTTTGTATGTGTTGCAAAAACTGATTGTCCTTGGCGAGTACGTACCAGTCCTGGTTGGGCAATGATGCAACTACCAATGTTTTATGATTTTAATGAAAATTTTACATGTATGCCTGGTGTGACACACACTGAATGGAGTCATCAGATTAACCAGCAACTGTTGATCAAAAAAGAAGGTGAATTTTTACTGGAAAAAGGTACACCATTAGCAATGTACATACCAATAAAGATTGCAAACCTTGAAACTACCGTACAAGACGAAGATGAAGAGAAGTATCGTGCAAGTTTTGTAAGTAATTTAATATTTCAAAGTAAGTTTAAAGGTGCTTACAAGAAATTCAAAGAAGTATGGAGTAAAAAATGAGTAGACTTGAAGGTAAAGTAGAAAAAGGTTGGGGATATGAATTAATATGGGCCACCAATGACAAGTATTGTGGTAAACTTATGGTATTTGAAAAGGCAGGAGCAAAATTCTCCATGCATTTCCATAAAGAGAAGGACGAAACATGGTTTGTTAATTCAGGCCGGTTTGAAGTTAAATGGATTGACACTAAAGATGCCATGCTTTACAGTAAAGAACTAACTCCTGGAGATACTTGGCACAATCCTCCATTACAACCACACCAATTAACCTGCCTCGAAGCCAATAGTAGTATTAGTGAAGTGAGTACTGCTGATTCGGTAGAAGACAACTATCGTATTATACCTGGTGATAGTCAAAAAGACGTAATTAAGAAAAATGCTCCGCCACCCACAATGCCTTAGGCTTGTGCTTCAGACCATCTCAATACAATATTACTGTTTATAGCCGCTCCAGCAGTTTTAAACACGTTAATTGCTAACACGTCTGGACCATTTGGGAAAGTACCTCTACCACCAAGTGTAGTATTAGTTAATTCTTTAATAAATGATAAATCCAATGTTGATCTTTCTCCTGGTTGTGCAATGAATGAGAAGATCGTTTCACCTGGCTGTGCATATGGAGGTTGTACAAATTGAAACTCAATAGTAGTGGTACCTGCTGTAATTGTAGTTCCATCTGATGGTTGGTTAAATACCACATCATAATATTCTGTTCCACCGTAACTTTTTAATTGAACTGTAGAAACCTGTGTTCCCGCTGGGAACCTGCCATCACTTACAGTAGTTCCTTCAACAACTTCAGCACTTTCATAAGCCGCCTTTTGGAAGTATATGTTATTAGTTGGTGCACTTTTAAATGTTTTTGTAATTGTTATAGGAACGTCTGAATTAACTACATCTGTTGTAGGATTTGCACTTGTAAAGATAAGTCTTACATTTCCTCGACTTCTGGTACCATATGTATATGTTGATACTTGTGTAATTGTAGTACCTGCTGGAAAGTAGTCATTTGAATCACTTTGTACTTCAGCACCAACTTCAAATATTGCCGCGTTTGACACATAAAAACTATCTAAAACCCAAAAGTAATTTCTATTGTTATCAAGTGCGTTATCCCAGTTTCTGTTTGAGTTAGTATACCCTCTATCAATTGCTGTACATGAAGCAGTCATAGCCGCTTGAGTAGCCACCGAAGTAGTTGTTGGAACATCACCTGAGTTCCAGTTAGTAGAACCACCTGGTGCAATCTGTGCGAAACTTGGTTGTCCACCCTGTGCCAGTCCTGATAATCCTTGCCAACCAATGTCGTTAGGGTTAAGTGGATAGTTCTGTGGATTAAGAACACCTTCAATAACAATACCACCTGTATCACTACTTCCTGGTTGATCTGTTGTAATTTCAAGACCTTCAAGTAGCAACTGTGCTCTGTTTAGAAGTTCACGTTCTCCTAAATCACCAACAAGTGCATTACTTACACTTGGTGCAAGTCTTAATAGAAATGATGTTGCTCTTGTTGTACTAATCTCAACTCCTGTAGATTTGTATGAGAACAAGTAACCACGATCTGAATCAAAGCCGCCATCTGTAATAAACGCTGAACCCCAGTGTGATATAACCGGTGATATAGTATTACTAATTAGAACAACTCCTGTATTCCTGTCATGTGTTTCTGCTGGACCACCTGTGTATGTTCTTGTTGCACCTGAAGCAAAGTTAGTCATTGGTGAACTTCTTGTACACCCTGTTAAATTTTTACCATTAACACCTGTGAAACGTATCATTTCAGCATCAATGTAAACTGTTCCACCTTCGGGTGGAAAGAATGAAGCATCTTGTAGTGGTATAATTTGTTGTGAATTTGTAATATCACTTGCTAATTTGCCACTTGGACCTTCGTTAATAATTTCATAACGTACTGGCATATTACCTGTACGCATAAATGCTTCTGTGTTAATGTTTGAATTTCTCATTCTGTGACCAAACACAAAGTTACCATCTGCTCCTCTAAGCATATAGTCGATAAATCCAGCACCATACCATGAATACTGTATACCTACCATCTGCATCTTACTGATGTCAATGTTGTATCCACTTGGTCCTGTACCATCCATTCTATCTCGGTTAAAATCTTTCTGTTCTGTCTTTTTATCTTTGACTAAACAAATCTTACTTGATTCTACATCAGTAACACCTCTAAAGTCTGGTGTTAGATACATTGTTGTGTTGTCAACAACTTGTGATACAACATGTGTCATACCTTTTAACACAATTCTATCACCTGCTTTTAATTGTTCTCTAAATCTTGTATTAGTACCTGTACATGTGTTTGAGTCAACATCAATATCAACAACTCCTGCTAACTGTAAAGTTGCAGTTCTTTGTACTGCACTAAATTGTGTACCATCATATTCAAAGAAAATACCGTTTTGGTCATCAAACGCACCTGAACGTACAGTTGCACCGTGAAACGTTACAACTGAAACTTGGCATTCTGACGTTAACTCAGGAGTAGTTGAACCTAATGCTGTTTGAGCAACAACTTCAAATGTATTTTCATCGTTAATATCTGTAACTGTATATTTGCCATTATAGCCTACAGTCTTTACTCCAATAAGTCTAACTATTCCACCAATTTGTAATCCGTGTTCTGTTTCATCTGTAGTTACTGTAATAATTGAACCAACTGCTCCTGCCGCCGCTGTAATATTAAGAATATTATAACTTGGAGCAAACAATGCACCAGTGGTATACATAATACCTTTACCTGACTGGTATCTAATATATTTTTTACTCTGTCTAATTGCTTGAGCACCATGTTGTGGTCCACCTGTTCCTAACTGCACACCACCATCGTATGGTCTGTGAATAAAGAACGAATCTGGTCTTGGATAAACGTTACCAGTAATTTGTTGATCTGTTACGTTAATTGTACCAGGTGCTCTACACTGATAATCAATTTGTGTTAAACTTGGAACTGCTGTTGCACTAAACGGACCTGCCGCTAAATTGTGGTTATTTACGTCATCACCTGATGATATTGTTACATCAAAACTACATCCTGGAACAAGTCCATGTGGTGTTTGGAATGTAATTCTAACACTTGCTAATGCACTGTAAGTAACAACACTTGAGCCTGCAATAGTTGCTGTTGTTTCTTCTGACATTGTTACAGAACTGTAAGTGTTTAATGTTTCTCCAGCAACTGCTGTACCACTAACATTAACACCAACAAAATTGCCTTCTGTTGATTCTTGTGTACAACGTAATGTTAAATCGTTTGTAGGAGTAGCACCACCAAGTTGATCACCTGGAATAATAATTCTATTACCTACTTCATAACTTGAACCATCATCGGTTGCAACAACAAGACTGTATGCGGCGCCGCTTCTTGTAATTGTAAAGATTGCACCGGAACCTGAATTATTTTCATTAGTGCCTTGTATTGCTGTGTCACTACCACTTCCTGTGGCACCAGTACCAGTAAATGTAACTCCTGTAACTCCTCCACCTGAGTCAACACTTGTAACAGTAATTACTAAATCGTTTGTTGGACTTGAACCATTTAAATTAGTTCCGTTAATTGTAATTTCTTGATTAACACCGTAATTAAATCCTGCAGTATCAATACTAACTGTGTAGTTTCCGCCTGCCAGTCCAACTTGGAACCCTACACCGTTACCAACAATTCTTTCAATAGTAGTTACGTTTGGATAATCTTTAGTATTAACTGCTGTACCTGAAACAGTTGTTCCAGTAATAGTACCATTAACATCAACTGTTGAAATTGTAATTGTTAAATTGTTTACACCGTCAGTACCACCTAAATTCGAACCAAGTATTACAAATGATTCTGATGCCAAGTAACCTGTACCACCATCAGTAACGTTGATTGTGTAAACTGTACCAATCCTTTGTACGTTAAATGACGCATCAACACCGTTTGATGTTGCGGCTGTCATTGGAGGTGCACTATAACTTACATCAGCGTCAACTGCTACACCTGTTGTAGTTATAGAAGTAATTGAACCGCCTGCACCAATAGCCGAAACTGTCATAATTGCATCGTTAGTACTGTCTGAGCCGCCTAAGTTAAAACCACTAATTTTAATTTTATCACCAACTGTATAACCTGTTGATGTATCCGGTGATGCCATTGAAACTGTATAAGCATTATTAGTGTATGATACATCAAAGTTACCATCAGTACCAGTACCGCCTGCTAAATTACCTTCTTGCCCAAAGAATGTTCCATTACCATCAAATCCTGTACCTGATTCTGTAAATGTTAATACTTCTCCAAGAGTGTCAACAGTATCAATAAGCAGTATTAAGTCGTTAGTTCCATCACTACCGCCAAGTTGTTGTCCACCAATTTTAATTCTATCACCAACTTTATAATCTGTACCACTTGCGTTTAATGCAGTTGAATATGTACCATCTGTTCTTGTAACATCAAAACTTGCACCGTTACCAATTGAAGTATCATTAGATCCAGTTAAACCTATGTAGTTTACTGTGTTACCAACAAGAATTCTTGTTGTTGCTTCTGATATTGTTAAATCATTACCTACAACGTTTGTTACGAAACTTGCTGTACCATCTCCTCTATCAAGACCAGCACCAATTTCAACTGCTGAAGAATCTTCAACTGTAATTGTTGTTGCGCCTTGTGCTATATCTGATGTTAATACAGGTGTATCAATAATTGTACCTGTTCCAGTTACACCAGTAACCTGAGAACCTAATGGTATACCGCCTGGTACTGCTACAAGTGGAGCACCAAGTGCTGGTACTGCACCAGTAAATGTAATTCTGTCTGCGCCAATTGCCGATCCTAATGGTAAACTAAATGAGCCACTTGCACCTTGTGTAGTAATAGCAAACGATGGTGTGTCACCTTGAATAGTTGCACCTGTGTAGAATGCCGCTTGTCTTAAAATTGTATAGAATGTTACAAGTGATGTACCTGCTGATACACCAACTTTAGCCTTTGCGTAATATGTAAAATTTCTGCTGTCTATAACTGTGTTAACAATAAATGTACCTTCAGCACGACCGTTACCTTGAACTTGTCCTGCTAAACCTCTAATAGTAATTGGGTTACCTGCTATAACTCCATGTGGTGAAACTGTTGATACAGTAATTAATGATTGACCAACTCCGCTACTGCCTGACGATGCATCAGTAGTTACTGCACTAACACCAGTGTCTGTTCCCGGCACTTCGTATGTTGATGGATAACCACGCATTGTACCAATTGCCTGCCACTTGGTAGGCTGTAGTCCGTACTCAAAGTCAGCGTCAAGCATGGATACTGAGTTTGCAACTCTCTGTCTTTCAATAGCGTCAGTACCAAAGTCATATGGTCTTGTTTTTAAGTCACCTTGATCAATAAAAATTTGTAATGTATCTGTATCTGACCATACTATAGGTTTAACTTCTGCTGGAAGATCCCCTAATCCGTTAGTAATAACATCAGTAAGAATTTTTACTAATTCATTTGCTCTACCTGTTGTTCCTAACTCGGCAGTATTACCTGAAAAGTATTGTGTAGTTACTACTGGACTTTGTTTTGTTGTGTATCCTACTTTAGTTAAGATGTAG